ACTTTTGATCGAGATGGAATATCCTCAAAGTGGATTTTTCGCGGCCGAAACTCCCAACGACAATCGTACGATCACACTACTTCAAGTACGAGGACAACAGCCACGAAACATACCAATCACAGATATTTTAGATCACATTGAAGGCCCAAATACTGACGAACTATTTGAAATTCAAGATGTTACCGAATACGAACCAGATCATACAACCCATGCAACCAATACTCAAGTTTTCAACATTAATGTTCTTCTTCGAAGCGTCTTCCTTTCAGAAATGACTAATGTGTCCCAAATTCCGCACCGATTTGGAATCTTTAATGTTATGAGCGCAGAGGATGCAACGTGCGTTGTGCAAAAAGATGGTACTTATTATGCTTCCGGCAAGACAAGAGATGCTGACTCGATTCCGCATGTCTATATTCGCAATTTTGCATTATGTATGCTTAAAGTCGCACCATACTTAAGAGGAGATCGCATCAATGTATTTGCGCAACTGACTCATTTTATGCAGACCGTAAGGCGTAATAGATCGAAATTTTGGTTACGTTTTAATCTAAGCGACTTAAATCCTTTGCATTTGTCTAACCAACTTTCAAAGTTTAATCTATTTCTGTTGCTATTGGATTTAGCGAATTACGAACATTTTCAAGTTAATCAATCAGCAATGTTACTTGGTTCGATCAACGCTTGTTTAGTTTGCCTATTTGCTGCTGGAATTTCAGATGCTGTAGAACGCACCACAATTGACGAAGTAAAATATTTACAATTCAAGATACCATCTCCAAGTGAGAATTATGTCAGGAAAGATTTACTTCAGCCTTTCTTTCACAGCCAACGTGCTATTTTCGTTGGCTTCCTAATTAATGCTTTCATTCAGCCCTATATGATTGTGGCCTTTCCTCTAGAAGTTAGAAATCAACTATTTCCAAGTAATCGTGTCCCTGTAGTACGAGAAGACGAGCCTGTAAGCGACCATGACAGCGGTGAAGCATCGAACTTCTATGATTTATATGTTAGCCTCAACTATGGTGCATTTCCTTCTGATGGTGGAATCTATAAATATCTGTCGAATAGTGATGATGTGATTTATCTAGACGTCTTCGACACTATGCCATTCCAACAAAGATACCAAAAGCGTAACATTCGTGGTTTATTCGACGATACACTTAATACCAATTTGAATGTAATACGAGTGGTACATCACGAAGATTATGACTCTGTCCTATTACTTGATATTCTACAACCATTTAATGAATCATTGTCTAGATGTCTATTAACGCGATATATCATAGATCGTCGCATGATTGCCGTCATCGCATCATCTACACCATGTGGTCTATCTGATGGCCAATTAATCTTTAACGCTCATCAACTGGAAGTCTTTGAGTTAATTACTGAGAGGTATATGAATGATGTGATTAGGCACATTCCAGATGGATACGGATTAGCCGAGGATCGAGCGCGAGTTCTGCATGAAATTCTAGCTCTTCAAGCGTCGTATATTAATGAAATCAAGATGACCTATAAGGATTTCAGTGAGGCATATAAGCATAAGACCAGATCTAACGTTAGTTTAGAAAAGCGATGGAACGAGGCTGGAATCCGAGAATTTGTAACGTGTGGACTGATGTTATGAGGAGGAGTACCCTTGTGAAAGCCCCGAGGAGTAGCCATACAATCACCTCGATCATATAGAGC